TATCAACTTTATCCAATATTAATGTCAAAATTTCCATAGCATCTTGTTGAAAATGAATGTTAAAGTTTTCAATTTCAGAATCCAAGGATTTAATTAAACTTATAGGGGCTATAATCTTTTTGACCTCATACATTGCTCTTAGCGTTTTAATAAAATTTGAAAAAAATATATTTTGGTAATGTTTTGGTAATTTTTTTTTATATTTATCAGATAATAAAAAATAACAAAAATCCTCATTTAAACATATCGACTGTAAAACAGAATTGATATAACAAGTATTTCCCAAATTTGTAAGACCATTTATTTCTCTTTGGAATATTGAATCCATTCTCTCTTATATTATTTATATATATACTAATTTCTTTATATTTCTGTTAAATATAAAACGGAAATAAGATTATTTTATTCTTATTTTTATATATAGATAAAATGAATACCCAAAAACAAAATGATGAATTATTATTACAAACTCAAATGAATTGCTTTTCTCTTGAAAAAAATGAAAATAATTTAGATTATACATTCGCACCAGCAATTCAACCTATCACTATGGGAAATAATACAATTGATGTTCACAATAGAAGAAAAATGGAGCAATGTCAAATTACTTCCGATAAGGAATTGAATGAAAGTTCTTATAAATGGGTAGTCGAACCAATCAGATTATGCCTACCAGCTAAAGGAATTAAATCTGATAAAAAAACTTATAAAAATAATTATTTAAAAATAGCATACAGTGATGGTCATGTTCCAACATGTGGTGTTGATATAGATAGTGACTTAACTAGATCAAATATGGAACCACGACCAGCAGATTGTTTGGCAGAAAGATTAACTACTGGTAGAATGATTGTTTTACCTAAAGAAACAGATGAAAAAGAAGCCTTTGATATGGATAAAATTAAAGTTGGATCAAGAACTATTGCTAACCCAAGAATAATTGCGCTTTTTCCAAATAGAGGAGGCCTTTCTACTAGAGATTGTTCCAGAAAAAGTTCTGAATATTATAAAGAAAATTGTAAGGGAAAATCTTGTGATAAATTAGGCTCTCACGGACGTTTTAATTAAATTTAATTTAGTTATTGTATTCAATAAAATAAATTTCTTTAAAATATAATATATATAACAATGTCTTTCACAAATTCTAAATATGATGGGTGCGCATACCAAAAAGACCTCTCTCAATCCACTGGTGTATTAGAACACATTATTGAAAAAAATAGATTCGTCAATGTTAATCAATGTAGAGTTGAACATCAAGGAATTCTCCAAGGAAATCCAGTCACAGCTGAATCATTTAATGCTAAAAATTCCCAAGTTGATGTTGAAAACGATCTATTCGGACTTAACAGACAATTAACCAGATGCCCAGATAATAAAAATAAATTCTGCAAAGAAGCTGATAAAAAATGTGATATTAAAGATACCCACAAAATTTGCCCAGCACCAATTATTTCTTACAAACCAAAAGTTAGCTTCAAACAATGCGATGTCAAAAAATGCTGGTAAGTAATTTATTATTTATATAAGATGATATAGTACACGGAAACTTATTTCAATTTATTTTATATAATAAAAAAAATTAATATCTCTTTATTATTATATATTATAGTAAAAATGTCTTTCTCCAGATTACAATATGATACAGACGCATACAAATACGCTTTAGAAGAATCTACTCAACCAGGAAAAGCACAATTACAAAGATTTGCTTTCACTCGCCCAGATCATTGCTTTGCAGAAACTCCAGAACAAAGAGTTCAATCCAGAAGAGTTTTCAAAAATTACGAACTTAATGATTTAGTCAACATTGAATCTGATTTATATGGAGTTTCCAGAAAATGGTCTAAAGACCCAAAACAAAAATACCCATACAAAAAAACAGAGTACAAAAATCCACCACCTCAACCAAGCGTATGTAAAATTGGAAGTGAATCAATTTCCACTCGTCTTGTTGCACCACAATACAAAAGAGGACAAGGAGTTAACAGATTCTACGACCAATGCCTTAACCCACAACAACTTAACAGAATTAGAAGCAATATGTACATTGGAGTTAACACAAGATTATATAACAGAGATAATTATGTACCACAAATTCCAAAACCACTCGGACCACATGGTCTTCCAGAACCAAAACCAGTCAAACCAGCAATGAACTGCGAATGTACTCTCGCAGACGCTGGCGACAAAAAACCATTCAAATTAAACAAAGTTTTCTGCGACCAAACCAAATAAATTTTTTAATTAAGACTATTCATTTATTATTTATCATTAAAGATTCGTTAGTATTATTAATGATAAAATATTTATAAGACATTTTTTAAACTTGTATTTAATCCTATACGTGGAAGTATAGTCCTTATTTGATTTATATCATTATATATATAGTTAAAATTTTAATTTATATCCAATAATATTACTTAAATAATATTGGATTTAATCCATTTGTATAAAAATACTGTAACATGTACACTATTTTATATAATAAATTATTATTATAATTATTATTTTCTGTGTATTAATCATTTTTATATTTTCTAATTATATATATAAATCGATATAATGGCAACTCCTGTTTATCTTATTGGCGGATTAGTCGGTCTTGGGTGGTATTTAAATAAAGATGGACGTAAAGAAAGAATTCAAATTTCAAGAAGAAGAGTTTCTAAACACGATGTACCAAACCAACCAGAAATATATAATTCAAATAATGTAAAAAAAGCTAGAGCGATTGAAAGACAAAAAGCAGATATAAATTGGGAAAAAAGTAAAGATCCTGTTAATACTAATATTATACCTATTAATTTTAATCAAAGACATAATGAATTAATTAAATCAAAAACAAAATCAAAATCAAAAAGAATTCCAAAAGCAGCACTTACTAAAGTATCTAAAGAAAAAGGTGCACCTGCTAGTAGAGGAGTTCAAAAATTATTACTTAAAGAAAGAGATATTGTACCATTATCAAAAGTTTCTGACGTCCAAGGTTGGAAAACACTTATCAATAAACAAGATAAATATACACAAAAAAGACCAGGTTTCTTCCATAATAATATGGAACCATTCTTCGGTGGAACTATTAAACAAAATATGAGATCAGATCTTCATAGAACAAAATTAGAACATTTTACAGGCACTGAACCTTTATATAAACACAAAAAAGAAGTTAAAAGATTATTTGAACCAGTTAAACAAAATATTTTTGGAGAATCAGTTCAAAAAGATAGACAATTAAACAGATACCATGTATCTGATAAAAAACCAAATCAATTACCATTTAAACAAGTTAAAGTTCAACCAGGTGTTGAAACAAAAGTTGGAAAAAAAGCAAAACACGGATTTCACGATGATTTTAGACCAAAATATAAAACTGTTGATGAATTAAGAATAAAACCGAAAATTTCATATAAAGGTAGAATTGTCAAAGGTCTTAAAAACGCTAAAAGAGGTAAAAGACCAAATGTTGTTACCAGAAGACCAGAAAGATTCGCGACTAATGAACACGGTAATTTAATAAAACAAACATTTGGAGGTATGAGTAAAGCCAAGAAAAAAGAAAGATTCGCAATGAAAGCAACCGCAAGAGCAAGCACTTCCAAAGAATATGCCGGTAATGCTAAAGCAAGTGTTTCAGCACAACCTAAAGCAGGATTACAAAGAGTTAGTAAAAAACCATCATACAAATACCCAGAACAACATCCTAAAGGAGCAAATAGATCATATAATAAAGGTAAAGTTAGAACACCAGCTAAAGCACAATTCTGTATTCCTGTCGGTAATGCTAAACCACAAGAACGAGAAACTTATACCTATAATCCAAATGATATTGCTAGAACAACTATCAAAGAAACAACTGTTGGTAATAATGTTACTGGTATGTCAGGTGGTTTAGTTAGCAAATTAACCGTCCATGATCCAAATCAAAAAGCAAAACGAACACAAAGAGAAGGACTTCATGGCAAAAATATTACTGGTATAGCTGGAGGACAAATTGAAAAATTAACTGTATATGATCCAAATGACCTTGCTAGAAATACCATTAAAGAAACACTTGTTGGTAAAAATGTTACTGGGGGTATTGGAGGTCAAATTGAAAAATTAACTACTTATGATCCTAATGATATCGCTAGAAGAACAATCAAAGAATCAGTCAATGATAAAAATAGAACCGGTTTATATAGTGGTATTGGAAAACATATTGTATACGATCCAGAAGAAAGAACAAAAGAAACCATTAGAGAACAAACTGAAAATGCACAAAGACAAAGCGGTAACACTAAAGGTAAAGGAAGAAATATTAATCCATATACTGATCAAGCCAAAGCAACTATTAGACAACAAACAGGAAAACATAAACGTTCTAAAGGTGGTGTATCTGGTAACAAACGACACGTTAATCCATATACCGATAAAGCCAAAACAACTATTAGACAACAAACTGAATTTACAAAACGTAGTAAGGGTGGTGCTTCTGGTAATTCTAAACATACAAACCAATATACCCAACAAGCAAAATCAACGATTAAACAAAATACTATGACTAAAAATTATCGGGGTGGGGCTGGATATAATAATCAACAAACAAGCAGACAAAATATGTATAATGCCGAAATTAATGCTATGAAAGAATGTACACTTAAGGGGAGAAAACCAACTCTTAGTGGACCAAAAAATGCTCTCGGATCTGTAGCTATTAATATGGAAACCAGAAGTACTCCATTAAATCCAAAATGGGTTATCAAAAAAAGTACCAGACAAGGATGTAGAGATGTTCCATTACAAACTTCTATAAGAAATCAATATTGTGTGTCAGATAGAAACTCACCAGAATTATTAACTGCTTTCAAAAAAAATCCATATACTCAAAATTTAACTTCTGCACCACCATTAAATGCTTAAATAATATTTTCTTTCATTAGTTTATATAGATTAATATGGCCACACAAAATACAGATGGAAATCAAATACAAGCTGTTCGTGATGCTAGAACTATTCAACAAAAAATATTCGTTGGTGATAATATATTAAATTCTAAAAATAAGGAAATTCAAAAATATATTACTGAATCTAATAATATGCTTACAAATGTTGATAGTGAATATAAAAAAGTAAAAACCCTTTTACTCAAATATAAAATTATCAAAGAACAGCTAGAACTTAATTTCATGAAAAAAGCGAAACATATTAAAAAAACTTTTACTGAAATTAAAAGAAGACAAGATGATTTAG